CTCTGTTGGGTCTTCAATCGTGTTATAGACCTGTGATTCGTCTTGCTCCACACCCTCGACCTCGGGGCGGTCATTGACGATTACAGGCTCATAGCGAATCCATGCTGTACCGCGACCAGGCAACAATCTGTCTTGCACCGCACCAGACATGGCAGCGTCAAAGTCACCGAATTGCGTGGTCTCGTACTCCATGACACGCTCAAGCATTGTGGATGCAAGGCGACCCACAGGGTCTTGATCCATGTAGCGGCGTGAAACTTCGGGCTTGGCTTGGCGACCGTAGAGGGCAGGGAACAGCACTTGGATGTTTGACCACAGGATGTTGAACTTCATCCTTGGCATCTCAATGGCATCACGCTCATCCCGATACCGTTTGACAACCTTTAAGCCGCGCTTCTCCCACTTGTCAAATATCTTGATGGCGGTCTCAATCTGGTCATGCCAATACGGGCCTGGGTCTTCGCCCTCATATGCGCCGTTTTCTTCGTACATGATCAGTTACCGCTGGCAAAGAAGAATGTCACATCTAGCGTATTGCCCTCGGTTGCGTGTAGGCTAGTTCCCACATTGGCGGGGAATGGGTGATACCCGACAGCCGGTGTAATTGTGCCGCACATAACTGTACCGTTTGCGCCACCGTCTCTAAGCACTAAAGTGCCTGAGCTGGTGCTGTTAACGTAAAAACCAAGCAATTGGCATGGGCCTGTTGTGACTACTCCTGTGGCGGTGATGTTTTTGTATGCACCTACTTCTGCTACTGGCTGGCTCATATGCGTTCCTCTTTATGTTGCATCTCAAAGTCCCACAGCTCATCCAATGTGATGGTTTGCAGGGTCTTGCCCTTGGGCGGTGTCTGATCTTTTGCTTCTTGTCGATAGGCTACTGCAAGCATTCTAAACGCATCTGCGGGGTGTGAGCACCAGTCATGGCGTGGAGTTTGACGAAAAGTTTTCTTGTCCTCATCATATTCCCGTTGATATTGCCTTAACGCTTCCAAGCCCTCATCGCATCGTGAGTCGAAATAACAGATAGGCAGGATCATCCGCACCGCTTGGATGCCGTCTTGTATGCCAATCTCAGGCACTATTGCCAGCTTGCTCATGCCACCTAGATGTGCCGCCAATTGCTCGACAATTGACTTACCGCCCGAGGCCAAGGTTTTAGCTCTAGCATCATGCGGTAGATAATGGCGGGTGTATCGGTAACCCTTGGCTATGACCGCATCACAGATTTCCTCAATGCTTGCGCCGCTGACAGCGTAGTAGTCCATTACCCTGATCTCACCCCGCACTACCTGATAGAACCAGATGGCGGTGTCGTCTCGGTAACCTAAGTCCCACGCTGTATAGACTGACGATTCTGGCTCAAACGGCAGCTCACAAATCCTGCCCTCAGCACCAGCAAGGCGCATTTCCTGACCAAAAAACGCCCCCAACAAGGCGGCATCAAAACTGCACTCATACTCTTGATCGTACTGGTCTTGGCTTAATTGCGACCGCGCTGCTTGTAATTCTGAGTCTGGCAATATTTTGGACACCGAGGCCGGTAGGCGTAGCAGAAACCAATCTGGCACTACCTGACTGACCTTATAAATGTCGTGAAATTGGTTTTTGCCCTTTGGCGTTCCCCCAAAAACGGCCCAGCCGAGCCGATCGCTCAAACACGGTCTGATGATGTTTCCCCATACGCTTGGTCTAAAGTCACCGTATTCGTCCATGTATACGCCGTTAAAGCCCATGCCTCGCATAGAGTCAGCGTTATCAGCGCCAAACAGCATGATCTTTGCGCCGTTCACCAGCTCCACCATCAGGTCGGCTTCGTTGGTGGCTTTGGTTACTGGTGCGGCGTAATGCTTGAGGTAATCCCATGCCACCCGCTTGGCTTGGCTTCTGAATGGGGCTATGTAGGCATACTGTGCGCCCCGACCGCTTTCGGTGATGGCTCGTTTGATCAGGTCATTAATTGCCGCTACGGTCTTTCCGGCTCTACGGTGGGCGAGTAGGCATGACCATCTTTCTGTCCTCAAGTGAAACGGCATGAAAGCCGCCCTTGGGTGGTAAGGGATGATTACTTCACGCCGCCCCATGTCACCACCATTTCTACCGGCCCATCATCCTTGCCGGTGATCTCAGTCCTTGCTAACTTGGGTACATGGTATTCAACTACCGATTGGAATAGCTCAAAGGCTTTGGCAGGATTGGGTTTTATGTCAGCCTCAGGAATGCCATTAGCAACGTCATCAAGCCATTGTGTGAGTCGGTGGGCATTACCATCCACGAACATTGCTATGGCCTCTCTAGCTTGTGCTGTGACCTTATTAGGCACACCCGCAGCCCGACCACCGGCTTTCTTTCTAGTTTTAACTACTTTAGTTTCCATAGTTAACTTTTTATTTAATCTTGTTTTCAAATTGAGGCATCAATTCATAATCCCCTTGTGGCGTTGGGTAGTGTGATTCTCTAACGTCAAACACCTCAGAAAAAAATTCGCCTTTATCACCCCGACCTTTGCCGTATCCTAATACAGCATCATGTCCAGCCTCTCTTACCTTATGCGCTACCGCCGCTTCTTGTAAAGCGTATTTAAGTTGATTGCCTTGCCTGCTGTTGTCAATGATGTAATCAGCGTAATCAGTTAAATCAGGAGCGTGTTTTTCTAAAAATTGTTGAACAAGGTCAACTTTTATGTCTTTGGGGCCATGTATTGCTTTAAAAACATCATCTTGCAATTCTTTTAACTGCGCCTTGTCCGTCAATTGGACATAGGCCATTTCTGGTGCTTTCCCTCCAGTAGCCCCTTTAACAAATAATGGGTTTTTGTATAGTGTTTGGCCTTCAATAGGCTCTGAACCACCATAATTTGTTTTGCCTCTGTAATGTTTTAAATTGCTTGCTTGGTTTTCTGGCAAATAGAAAACGCCTGTTCTTACAGATTCCAAACCAGACTGTTGGGGGTTTTGTGATCTTTTTAAGTTGATCAATAAACCTTCATTTGTAATTTGTGCGGATGGGTCATTTTCAACCGCCTTAAAAAATTCCTTACTTTTTGGCAAATTTACAGGCATATCAATACGTTTAGCAACTTCAGTAGGAACAATTTGCGTTGGTTTTGGCGTAATTGTTCCCAGCAATGACCGTGTGGGCTGACCTGTCATGGCGGCATTGATTTCTTGCCCCGCCATTCGACCAGTAGCCATTACCGCCGGTTTCAGCACTTTTGCAGTCGCTGGTGTCATGTACCCGCCCAGTTCCTCCATGCCCGCCGTTTCTGGCCTGGTGGCCGTTCCTCTTGGCATCATGCCCAAAATGTCAGCACTGGTCGGCAATACTGGTGTCGGGCTTACGTTTACACCGCCAGCGCCATATAACTTGTTGATTCCCATCCGACCAAGGGATTCAAGGTCGCCGCCTGCACCAATTACTGATGCAACACCGCCCCGACCCAATGATTCCAAATTGCTGCCAACCGTTTGACCGTAACCTTTGATCATTCCAAGCAGGTCGCCAGCCGTGGCTTTCTTGCCGTTCTTTAGCGTGATCAGCGTGTCAGCCGTGATCGGGCCGGTATCTTGTCCATACCCACCACTTAACGCCGCAGCCATGTCACGGTAATCAGCCATTATTTTTTACCTGTTTTCATGTATGTTTTAAGCGAATTTAACAGTTCCAATTGATCAGGCGAATAATTGAGTTGTTGATTAACTGATTCAGGCCATTGGTTAACCGTAAATCCCCGCAATGCGCTATCTATGGTGTTTTCTCTAGCTCGTTGTTCGCTAAGTCCTTGCCTAATTGATTCATCGTAATCAAGGGCTTCGTTTTTTAAAGTTCCCCATTGTTCTGGGGTCATTGTTTGCATCAACTTGTCTCGCACCATATTGGCATAAGGGTCAACGTGAAGAACTTCACCCGCTAAATCAGCCGTTGAAAATTTATCAGGCTGGTGAACAGTTACACCCAATTGATTCATAGGAAAATCGTATGGGCGTGTATTTCTTCCCATAGCATCGGGTGCGCCTGTTTCCCCGCGAGGCCATGTTTCTGCATATCCTTGTCCTTTAGCCACTTTGACAACTGGTTGATTCATGCCAATAAAAGGATATTCTTGTTGAGCCTTAGTTAACAGGTCTGATGCATATTTTTGATTGTTGCGCGAAAACTCAAAAGGGTCTTGATTTTGAGTAAGGGCTTCTGCTAATGATGTGTAATCAGGTTTTACTTGGTAATTAGGCATTTTTACCCTTATGGAATTGTTTTTCCCATTTTTTGTGTCTGAAATAAGGTATCCAAATGTATGGGAACAAGATTGCTACTGAAAGTATAAACCGATTTACCCAGTTATAGGGGAATGACATTGGCCTAAGCACGTCCATAAACAGCACCACCCTAATCTCATCTGTTGGGTTGTGCGCCTCATGTTCGTAGGTGTCGTCAAAGTAAACCACTTCGCCCTCTCTCCATTCATACCTAAACCCATCCACAATAATGTGCGGCTTTTGTTTGCCTGTTGGGATTAACACGCCCAAATGCGCCCTCAATACGCCAGGCCACGGCCCAGCATGAGGCGGCAAAGATTTGTGCGGCGCAAGAATTGACAGGTAAGCACTAACAATCTCAGGGTATTTATCAATGACTGCCATTGTTTGCGGCATCATTTTGGCGTTTTTCTTAAACTTAATGTTGGCGCACTTTAAAAAAAAGAATTTCCATCGGTCATCATTGGACAGGCTTTCTTGATCTGGCGACATTACCTGAAACGGTGTCAGTTCCTCATATCGTTCAAGAATCTTTAGCACTTCAGCTTTGATCTGTGGGTGCGCCAGCTCTAATTCTTTGGCGGGTCTTAACGTTTGTTTGCTAAAAAATGGTTGATCGCCAATTAAAGAATGCTTGCGAAACCTATCAAAAACTGCATTGTGTAATTTTAATTCGATGCCCCTTGACCATTGCAAAAGGTCAAACATTAGCCATTTCTTTCATTTTGATTAAGCCGTTAAGCATTCTGCTTTTGGTGTTATGCCACTGCTTGCTGAAGTCGCAATCCTGATAGTGCTCAAACTCAGGTATGCCAAGCGTGTAGTGAGCAATTCTGGCGTTCTTGTTGTCTTGTTCGCCAATCAGTACGTTCCATTCTTTCGGTAGCTCACCGATAAGTGAATCGGGCAA